TCAATCCTGAGCCGACTGACCGAAGCTGTTAGCGGTACAGACAAGGAGCTCTACACAGAAGATAAGCTGAACAACACAGTCGAGCTCACCATTTTCAAGCATGGTGACACCTATAGCTTCAGCCTCGGATTCATCATAAGCATCTACATATATTGAGACTTGTTCATCCAGGTCACTTATCAGTTCTACCAAATATGTATTCATTACCTTAATCCTTTGAGGATATTTCATCGAGTTGTTCCTTCACCTTATACATTTCCAACCTTTCCTTCAGGAACTTGAAAATTGAAGGGTGAACAGAGAACTCATTTATCTTATTCCAACCATCGCCCAATGAACAAATCAACTCATTAACAAATGCTTCATCAGGAGTCTTATCGCAAACCAATTCTCGAACATGAACCTTATTGTCAATAGAGCTAAAATTGCCACTTGGATTTGGACCTGCACAATACATCCATGTATTGGGTGAATACTTCCAATAATGAACATTGACACAAGCACCCAGAGTTTCCTCTCGGCGAGAAGCTGTTCGGAAGTCCTGACCTTGCTTGATGTGGTACTCTTTAGTTATCAAGCGCATGAGATCCCTTGTAACTCCGTCTTCTTTACCAATAATCTTAATATCCTTATAGAACTGATTGTGTAGAACACCATCCTTGTTTTCACGCATACGTTGCTGGCAAAATGTCTTTGCATCTACTGACTGCACATTGTCCATCAACAGTTGGTATGCTTCGGCTGGCACAATAGTGTCCTTTAATTCTTTCAAGGCACGAGTCATCTCATCTAATTCCGGGAAGATATACTCTTCGGTATCATAAATATTATACTTGACCCCATCCTTCTCGATACAATAGATAATATCCTTGTTATATCCCTTTTTAAAGTCAGGTATTTGATATTCGCGCATCTCGAAATTTGCGTCCAGTACAGAGATAACACCATCCTGTGGTATTTTTTTCTCAATATCTCTATAAGAAAGCTGACCATCATTATCAATAGTCATTTGAACAAAGTAGTAGTCCTTGCTTTTAACCTTACTTTCTGCATAGGTTATAACGCATCCCTTAAAACGCTCAATCATAGCTTGCGGCAAAGTCGATTGCAGACAGCTTTTCTTAATCAGAATTTGGCGAAAGATATTTTTGATTGTCGCATCATTTATCTCTGAACCTATCATTGAATCTTGAACAGGAATCAGCTTCTCCATTAGATCCAACTTCTCCTGAAGGCGATGTCTATCTTTTGACCTTCGTTTTGCAGTTGACAATTCAGCCTCTTGATCCTTATCTCCAACGATACGAATACAGATTCTATTCTTACCCTTGGTCTTGATGAAAGTACCTTCAAAGCCAGTCTTAAACAACTTGTTGATGTAAACTTTCGACTTGTCCTCTATCAAAGCACGACGTTCCTCTACGCCCTCTTCTTTGGTATGACATGAAATGTCTATCCAGGAAGAAGAAAGCATATTACGAACCAATTCATCTTCATTCTTAAACTCAGCTTCTTGCGACTGTAATAATTGAGGATCATTATAAACAACAGGATATACCAAAATGTATTTAGAGTATGTAGTCAAAAAATCATTCAGTACAGAAGAAATAATATAAGCCTGTGATTCCTCCAAATGGTCAATATCACTGAAATCCAAGAACGGAATACGATTTTTATTGTTCTTTCTGAATATGGAAGGATGATTATAATACTCTTTGGTTCCTTTCTTCTTTTGTGACGAGAAGTATATGCGTTCATCACCAAACTCCAGATGGTAAACTAAAGAATCCTTCTTCTTGGAATTTTCAACCTTATCAGCCTCAGCAAAGGTACTGGTATGGGCTTCAAGCAAACCACCATAGGCAAACTCCAACTGTAAACCAAGTTCTTCACCTTGCTTTTTACCTTTATTATACAGGCTACTACAAGTACCACAGATGAGCTTACCATGTGCGTAACTTAGAGTTTTGTCTCTATTTGGCATCATGGATAGCATCAGGTTAAGCATGTTGTGTGGATAAATTCCTTCCCTATAGTCCGGGGTATAACTGATTTGCTTTATCTTAACATTAACCTTTTCAAGCCGTTCTTGAAGCATGGCTGTAGTGATACTTTCCTTCTTTGCCGATGCAAAAAGGAATATGCGATGTTTGGTTGGGGCATCTGCATTTCCTTCTTTGACCATCTTATTGAACGCACAGACAGCACTATTAGGGCACAATCCTTCCAATTTACAATAAATACCTAAGTTGTTGCCAAAGTCATAGGCATTGGAGTATTCTATCTTGTACAAGTCGAAATCCCCCAGGAACTTATCCCAGAGGAAATGGACTTTTATATGATTGGTTCTTATCTTTTCCATAGTTGTTTACACGATGTTTAACTTTTCGAGGACTGCCTGAACGTTTTTGTCAAGGATAGCACCTGTCTCAACGTCAATCAGACCATTGATGATTGGCAGGTTCGCACCACCTTCAAGTTGTATGGTATGAGTAAATGAATAGTTGTCAGCATATCGAGGAACATTGACTACAATATAGCTACCACCACATTCTCGAATTTTTCGCTCCCAAGACTGGGCGTTGACATGCTGATTAAAGTCACTATCAGACATAAATTTCACATCCACATATAACTTATCATTGACTACCCAGTCAGCACGCTCCCAGATTTTTTCAGGAAGTGATCCTACATTACATGCTGCATTTTCAAGAATTGCCTTGAACACTTGCTCTCCAAAGTAACCTGTATATACCTGTTGAATAACTTGTGGCGAAATAACCCATGATTTACCTTTCCAAGACGTACAATATCCATTAGTCTCAAAGTATTGTTTGATGAACCCTTGCTTCATGATTGCATCCAGATGTACACTTGCATCTGAATAACTTCGATTTTTTGCTTGTGCTTCAACAGACTGGATATAGAACATTCGCATTGACGGGTCAATATCGTTTCTATCGTCAAACTCAGGATGTTTCATTACATACTCACGTATCGAATGTAATCTTTCACGTATCTGACAGGCATACTTATCTGTACCCTTGAAACTTATACCGACCAACTCACTGATGTATCTATCTCTACGATGCTCATCATTGTTGAACGTAATATCCGATTCCTCCTCTTTGCCCTCAAAGCGGTCAATGATATTTTGATTTTCATTGATAGCTTTCAAAACATGTTTGAGCAGGTCTGTCTGTATCTCTGGTTTCTTTGCCGTTACCATAGAGTAAGCCATATCCTCACCAATAGCAATATGAACAGACTTATTGTAGATGGTTGAGCGAGTTATACGCCCCAAAGCTTGTACAGCCCATCGTAGGCAAAAAGCATCAAAAGCAGGAGTTTCTTTCAATGCAGCTTTGATTTGAATCTCTCGACCTTTCATGATTTCGCTCAGTTCATCAACAACACGGTGGTGTCTGCGTCGAAGCAATGCACGTTGGAAATCAGATTTTTCTTTGAGTTCTAATTGGTTGTCTGTGCCCAATATACTCAATGATATACAAGCCTTTAGATAGTCATCTACTTCAATCAGAGGGATAAAGTTTGTGGGCTTATCCATAATGATACCATCGAAATTGCATCGTGTATCTTTACGATCTTTGGTATTTGGAGCTTCCAGACAATGTTTTTTTCTGTATTTGCTATCCGTTTCAAACAGATAATTTACGCCCACTGCACCTGACTGGTAACATACGAAGCAGAACATCTTAAGTTTAGGATCTTCCTTCAACAACTTCTCTACTTCCTCCAAGTCCCTCTTGAAATGCTCTCCACTAAGGAAGCACACATTCAGTTTAGGATATATATCTGAATGTCTGCGTGTGCTCCCATCATCAATGGCATGTTCGTCCATTGAATCATTATCGAATTTTTCTCCACGCTTGGTTATTCTTGCTTGTTGAAGAATGTTCAGTGCCTTCTTTATACCGATACTACTCTTACCTGTATATGAGAATGGCTGAAAATAGAGCCATGCCTTCGCGTCAGGATTTTCAATAAAATCCATATAGTGGCTCAGCATATTCACCATTCTGGCAGAATTGTTCTTATCAAAGGTGTTCTTGTCGGTAGAAACGAAGTCAAGACAATCTTTGATAGCTTGATTACATTTGCCAAGATACACCTCAATCTTTTCTTTTGGATTTGTATTTTCCTCTTTATAAATTGAGAACTTTACGTCAGGATTGGCATAATTGAGGGCTATATAATCTTCAATTCTTCGCAATGCATCATTGTCAATCTTCTCAACCTTTACGCCTTGTTTGGCTATATAGTTGAAGTCGTAGTTGTGAACTGGACTCTGACTGTCAGCCGTAGCACTACACATGATTACTCGGTTATGGTTGACCATATCGAGCAACACGTTCTCAGGCATACACCTCATTTCGTGATAATCGAAACAACAAGAATAACGGTCATTGTCAAGAGAGTACACCTCTATGAAACTTATACCTTTATCATAGATAGATCTGCTCTCGACCTCCTGGTCTTTTGAGTGAGGAGTTTCAAAGTTTGTTCCACAACGCAACTCTTGTAGAGCCTGACGGTATTCTGTATTACCTTCGTTTATACCCATATATTTAATAATATGGTCAAAGGCACGCTCACTCTCAAGATCTACAGAAGTCTCGTAGCTTTTCTTTTTACGGAGTTCATTCTCTATTCGAGCATACTCTTCCGCATGTTTATCTACTATCTGAACAAAAATCTTCAGGAAAAGAATGATACGATTTGCCGCAAACGATAGGGTGTTATCATTCTGGCTCTTCAACATTTGTTTTGGTTGAAGGTATGAGACATTCTCCTCTTTCTTGTTGTGGATGGACAATACGAAATTCTCTGCTGAAAATGTCTGGTCTTCATCATAAAAGATGAAATTGCCGCGATTGACATTCTCATTCAATTCCAAGCCACTAAGCATCTTCTGAGGAGCTATGTCATCAATCAGATATTCCTTCTTCTTTTTTATCGCTTTAAGCATTGCCTGAATATTGTCTTTATGTTCAACCCATTCAGGCATCCTTTGCATATCCAGAACCTCTTCATAGTGCTCGCAGATAAAATAGCACAAGCCCCAGAAATTAAAACGTCTTCTTCTACCACATTCACAATCGAAGAGACGTTTCATTGCAGCTTCCTTTACGCGGTCGGACTCATCAATAATGACAAGTGAGTCCTCGATATGCTTCCAATAAGGCTGTGTGCCCTTACGCACCAATTTAGGTGAAGCTGTTGTGTGCAGCTTGGATGCTGTCAACGCAACGATCTTACTCTTATAAAATAACAATTCTGGGTATAGTTCCTCCAGTACTGAATATTCTCGAAGGATATGCGAGGCTATAACCTCGTCAGTTTCATTCTTATATTTCTGACGAATTGGAGTAAGGGCTTCTTTGCGCACTTTATCAATAAGACGCGAACGATTCTTTGCAATTTCCTCAGTAATTCCTTCTGTTACATCATTATAAGTATAAAGACGTTTCAAATTAGCAAAAGCCTTATCCCCTTGAAAAAGAGGATTTGCTTCCATCCTCTGAAGGATGGAAGGGTCAGTAAACGCTCGTTCCCATTGCTCTTCTTGCGAATAAACACGAAGAATATCATGCTTCTGAAGCTTGATACCGCTCCTGGTTAAATTCTTCCTTATGTCTTCGATTGTTGCATCCAACTGTTTCTTGGCATCTGTGACATAGAAGATACGACGGGCATCTTCTTTCTTCAATTCTTCTGCCATCAACAGGCATGAATTATATGTCTTACCAGAACCAGTAGGTAATGGTATCACAAATAGACCGCGTTTAGGTTGTGCAGCCTTCAGCAGCTCTTCAAATATACAGTTTTTCAAATCCATATTTGGTTTAGTCTAAACTTCTTTGAAGGATTTAATTATTACGTTTGTTCTGTACAATACTTTTGAGTTCATCTACATCCATTGCCTCTTTTCTTCTGTGAACCATAGAATGGCAATTTGAGCATAAAGCGACAAGTTCTGATTGAGGAATCTCATGTTCTTCATCATATGTCGATATAGGACGTTTGTGATGAACTTCAAGGAAACCTTTGCCTCAGTTACACGACCTTCAACCTGTCGTTTCTCCGCTTCTTCCTCTGCCTCATCAATTGAAGCAACAAATAGGGTATTTTCTGCCGTTTATACTGCTTTATGAATGAGCAGAGCATGTAAAAAAAGAACCGAGGCAAAAACTTGATTTCCAAGTCATTGCCTCGTATTTCACTAATTATCAGCATTCAAACTTTATTCCTCGATTGCCGCCTGCGCCGCCGCTAAAATAAGGTACTTTTCAATGAGTTATATAATAGTTCTAAACAATATTCGTTTATTCAATTTCTTCGTATCTGTCTATTATGATTAATGTTTTTGTCCATTTATCGAAGAACTCGCCGCTACCAGTCTTGATATATCACCCATTTAAGGCAAATAGATAAGCCACAATCAACGCAAATACGAAAAACAGTACTTTTATCGTCTGCGTTATTTGAGGACGTGTAAATCGTTTAAAACGCATAATGAGTGTCATCGCATTTTAGGTCATTTGCTTCAATATCCATAATTGTTTTTGCCAAGACTGTTGCTTTTTCAGTAGGCCAGCCATTATTGATAGATATAGGCTTTGTAAATTCAATCGTATAATACCACCACTCGATACCGAATGAAATATTCGTAATTACCCCTTTTACGTATTTGTTGTTTTTGTCACGTATAAATATCTCTTTCCCTTTATGATAGAAAGGTTTATACTCGCATTCTCGCGAAAGACAATAAGTTTTCCATTCCTTTGGCGTTTGGACTATAACATCATAAAGCATCTCTCTAATACTTTTACTGCTCATCATTTCATCACCTAGCAATAGGTCAAATAAAGTTTTGAATGTACGATATTGAGCTACTGTCAGATGAAATTTCGAAGCTGCTTTCACATCGGGGGCTTTCGTCGCTTTGATAATATTCGTGATAATCGACAGAAAAACGATTATCCCAACGAAGACTAATCCTCCAAGAATTGATTTCCAAGGTTGATTTATTCCACTCAGATAAGTTGTAGAAATAAAGTAAGTAGCGACTCCGGCGACAGCATACCAAAACACTTGTGCCAAGATATTGAAAACTAAAATTGTTTTCTTATCCATTACTTGCCCTCCATCATCTTTTCGTAAACCTTAATCAATCTCTCTTTCTCGGCAAGCATTTCCTCTAAATGTTTCACCTTCTCTTGCAAAACAATAATATCCATATTACCATTCACCGCATCACCATGAAGTGAAGCTGGTGAAAAATCACCATGAGTTAAAACCTGCTCAACTTTTGCAGCCTCCTTACCTGTGAGAAGCCAACAGGCATCCACACCAAGTTCTATTACAATTTTTGCAACCATATCTACACTTGGTTTACTACGACGTTGTTTTCCCAAATAACTTGATAAACCTGTTGGAGGTAAACCAATTTTTTTAGCAAAAGCAGCCTTATTTCCATCAAATCGCTCATTTATAATGAGCTCCATTCGATCGTTTATCGTTTCCATAAGTATTTAAATATTAAAATATCTTAATTGAATAATTATAATAAACAATTGTTTTGCTTTAAAAATTCAATTGAATAACTTTGCACTATAAAGTTAAACAATAACCCATAAAAAACAAATAAAATGGCAGAAAATCAAGTAAAAGTACGTCCAACTTTAACGGATTTGAAAGTAGGTAAAGCGGTTACTTTCCCCATTGAAAAGACTAAGAGCGTCCGTGCTCAGGCTTCCGACCTCGGACTTATCCTGAATCGTAAGTACCAGACAGAAACGGACCGAGAAAAGCGTATCATAACAGTAATCAGAATATCGTAATTTGTAATCATCATGAACAAATTTGTAAATATTTCACAACTGATACTATCCTGCATCATGCTTTTTGCGGTGGTTGTCAGCATTGTGGCACATATCATACTTGGAAACATCGCATCGTTCATTGGCTATCTTGTATCAGCTGTATTCATCTTTCTCACATGGAAACTGGTACGTATATCATGGATGGAGTTTCAAAATGAAAACAAATAACCTCTTAACTTACAATATCATGTCTATCAATTTCAAAAAATTAAATTCTCAAATCAAGCCTCTTAAACCGGAAGCAAGACACGTGGGCTACATCTTTATTGCTACAGACAAGCAAAAGAGAGAAAGTCTGGTTGACTCTATTGCCAAGCCCGGTTCTAAACGTTCCCTAATAAAAGTGCTTACATATTTCATTAAAACCGATGAAAATTATCGTGCAGAGTATTCACTTTAATCCGTAATCCTATGCTCACTATTGATTTTCCCGATAAATCCGTTACTTATGACACTTTCGTCCGCGATGTAGCGTCCTCTGTAGTCCGTATGCTTGCCGATACACACAATGACCCCGAAATGGTCAGCCAGCGAAAAGCATACGCTATGTTTGGGCGTGGCAATGTGGATAGATGGCGCAAGCAGGGTAAAATAACCCCCTGCAAGCGTCCGGGCAAAGTTGAATACCGCACAATCGAACTGCGTACACTACAAAGGTTACAACAAGACTATTTCAAATGATAAGGGAGGATAGCTCAGCGGATAGAGCGGCGGTACGTACCCAAATGGCCAAGATGCAGCAGGACACAGGTTCAAATCCTGTTCCTCCCACTATTTTTTCACTATTAAAAATCAAAGTAGATGAAAGCAATTCAGCTAAAATCAATCACGCTTCGCAACTGGCGTGGAGAAAAAGAAAGGACAACACAGTTCCATACAGATGGCACTGTTACACGTATCTGTGGTCGTAACGGTCTCGGCAAGTCCAGGCACATGGATGCGTTCTGTTGGCTGCTTTTCGGCAAGGACAGCAAAGACCGTAAAGACTTCAACTTGCGCACCACAGACGAAAAGGGCAATCCCCTACAGCATTGTGAATGCTCCGTAGAGGGAACATTAGTCGTTGATGGAACGGAAATTACCATCAAACGAGAGTATAAGGAGCAATGGGTCAAACCTCGTGGACAAGTAGAGGAAGTGTTCAAGGGGAATGTCACCGAATGCACATGGGACGGCGTACCTGTTCGTGTCAATGAGTATAAGGAACGGATAAATGCCGAAATCATTGATGAGAACCTTTTCAAGATGCTAACCAATACCGAGTATTTCCTATCGTTAAAACAAGATGTTCAACGTGAAGTGTTAATGTCCATTGCCGGAGCCAAAACAGACAACGAATTGGCGCAGGGAAATGCAGAATTTACCGCTCTCGTAGACATGTTGAGTGGCAAATCATTGGTGGATTATCGTCGGCAGATTGCCGCAGAGAAAAAACGTCTAAAAATGCAAGCGGATGAAATCAAGCCACGTATCGACCAAACGGACAAGATGAAACCAGAAGCCGAGGATTGGAACTCATTGGAAGAAATGCTCACCGACAAAAAGAAAGAGCTGGAAGAAATAAACGAACTTCTGCATTCTGAAGATGCTCGCAAGCAATCTGCCATCGATAAAAAAGCTGCGCTGAACCGTGAAAAACGGCAAATCGAACAGCAACAGAAGGATATTCTTGCCGCAGAAAGGAGAAGTCGTCAGGAGGAAGCCGATAAGCAGAACGAAACACGTAATGAAATCGAGAAAGAGTTGAAGAATATTCATTCCGAACGATCGGATTGCAATATAGACATTACCCGTGCAAAAGAACGCATCAAGTATTTGAACGAAGAAATAACTGGAACAACAAGCAGACTTGAAGAATTACGTTCCGAATGGGCATCCATTCGTGCCACACAGTACACCGGTGATAATATCTGTCCTCATTGCGGTCAGCCTTTACCCAACAATATGATACAAGACGCTCTCCAAAAGTTTGAAGAATATAAACAAAACAGGCTCAAAGAGAATCAATCACGTGGAAAATCCCTGTCGACACAAGTCGAATCATACCGAGAGGAATTAAACAGGCGTAATGAAGAACTTGTAGAGCATTCCAAAAAGATTACTGCTATTGACGAATGTATTGCAGGGCTGTATGATCGTCTGAAATCCACCCCGAAAGCAACACCGTCCGCCATCAACGAAAACGAGCTGCCTGCGTATGCAGCAAACCTGAAACGTTTGGATGAGATAGAAAAAGAAATAGCAAATATCACATATACTCAGACAGATACCGAACTGTCCGAACGTGCCGAGTTGGTGAAATCTGCTATTAAGAACTTGGAAATCCAACTAAACAACCGTACCATTATCGCCAACTATGATAAAGAAATAGAGCGTCTTGAAAAGGAAGGTCGTGAACTCGCACAGAAGATAGCCGACATAGAGAAACGTGAATATATAGCTGCTAAGTTTGCCAAAGCTCGCATTGATGATTGTGAGAGCCGTTTGAACTCGCTGTTTGGCATGGTACACTGGAAACTTTTCGATACCACTCTTGACGGAAACGAATACGAAGTATGTATTCCTATAATTGATGGTGTGTCCTATGGTACGTGCAATACAGCAAAGCAAGTGAACGCAGGTATTGACATCACCAACACATTGGCAAGGCATTACGAAGTCTATGCTCCAATATTCATTGACCGTGCCGAAAGCGTGAATACATTCATTGCTTCCAACGCACAAATGATATTCTTGCAGGTTACAACAGACAGTCAACTAACAGTAAAATAAATAGTTAAATCTTTAATTATTAGAATTATGAACGAAAGACAAATCGCACCGGTTACACATCAAAGTAACGTTCCTGCTGGCATCAACTTCTTTGACCCGACAACCATTGAAACGCTCAACCGTTTCTCCACCATGTTTGCCAATTCCAGTCTTGTACCCGAAAGTTACCGCATTGGCGGTGTTGTTGGCGGTAAGACCGGAGAAGGACCTAAAAAAACGGTCTCTGAAGCCGAAGCAGTAGCCAACTGCGTAATCGCATTCGATGTGGCCACACGCATTGGAACATCTCCTCTTATGGTAATGCAGAACTTGTACATTGTATATGGTCGCCCATCTTGGTCGTCCAAGTTCCTAATTGCCACTATCAATACTTGTGGACGCTTTGAACCACTGAAGTTTGAATTGACATCAAATGGAGTTTGCAATAACGGTGTGGCAAATGTCAAGTGTGTGGCATGGACTACTCCTAAAGGTGTTACGCATGATGAGAACGGAAAACCGGTTACATCAAAATCACCACTTGCCTTACGTGGTACAGCCGTTACCATACAAATGGCGATTGATGAGGGTTGGTATAGCAAAAACGGCAGCAAGTGGCGTACTATGCCCGAACAGATGTTACGTTACCGTGCCGCCTCGTTCTGGTGTTCTACATACTCACCGGAACTGTCAATGGGTATGCGTACCGTTGAAGAAAATGTAGAGGACGCCGATTATGTCGATGTTACAGAACAGGTTGCGAAAGAAATTTCCACGCAAGCCAACAAAAGCACTATCAGTTTTGATGATGCGGCAGCTCCGGTTTCCAATGAAGTTTCGGCAGGTGTTGACCCTGAAACAGGAGAAATTAAAGAGACCCAAGGTGAAACAAGTACCGAAAACCAAGCCTCAACCGAGGATGATGGACCGGGCTATTAATCCTATTTGAAATGAAACTTCATGTGTTAGGTTCTTCATCATCAGGCAACTGTTACCTCTTCCAGTCTGAAAAGACTGGTGAGGTACTTGCAGTGGAAGCCGGAGTTAAGTTCAACAAAGTAAAAAAGGTTCTTGACTTCAATCTAAACAGCATTGTTGGTTGTATCGTCAGCCATGAGCATGGCGACCATGCCAAATGTGTGGGCGATTTTATAAACGCCTGCATACCTTGCTATATGAGTCAAGGCACAAAACATGCGCTTGGTTTCTCTTCCAGCTATTGGGCAAAAGGGCTGTTGCCATTCGAACAAGTTGTGATAAATGGATTTAGAGTGATACCGTTCCCTGTACAACATGATGCTGCGGAACCTTACGGATACCTCATCCGTCATGAAGAGTGCGGAACAGTGCTGTTTGCCACAGACACCTATTTCCTAAAATACAAATTTCCCGGTCTTAACAATGTAATGTTGGAGTGCAATTATAGCAAGGAAATTCTTGATGCAAATTTCACTGCCGGGCGCATTGACAAGAAACGCTACGAACGCACCATTAAGTCGCACATGTCCTATGATAACTGTCTCCTCACATTGCAAGCCAATGACCTGTCTCAAGTATGCAACATTCTACTCCTGCATCTGTCCGACAATAACAGCAATGCTACGGAGTTTATCCATGGAATAGAAAGATTATATCCAGAGATAGAAATAACAGCCGCTACACCCGGTCTTTCATTAACATTAAATAGTCACCCATATTAAAAATACAATTATGAGAAAAGCAGATATAGCCGATTACCTTATAAGCAATACAAGCATCAGCCGTTCACAGGCTATCAAAGCTGTCGACTGTGCTTTTGATGCTATTGAGAAAGCACTTTGTAAAGGTGAAAATGTCTATATACGTGGTTTTGGCACTATCAAGACTTATATCACAAAAGAAAGGAAAGCCCGTAATATCTACAAGAGAACAACGGTAGTCATTCCGGCTAAACGAACAGTAAAACTTGTAGTCAGTAAACAACTCAAAGAAAAAATGAACTCATGATGCATACGTGGTTTGAATGTAAAATCCGTTATGAAAAGACAATGGATAACGGAATGAACAAGAAAGTAACGGAACCCTATCTGGTTGACGCGCTCAGCTTCACGGAAGCGGAAGCACGCATCATTGAAGAAATGACACCCTTTATTTCCGGTGAGTTTACAGTTTCCGACATTAAACGCGCCAACTACAGCGAACTCTTTCCCTGTGAGGAAGACAGTGCCGACCGCTGGTTCAAGTGCAAGCTGGTTTTCATCACATTGGACGAGAAAAGCAGTGCTGAGAAAAAAACGTCTACCCAGGTATTGGTGCAGGCAGCCGACTTGCGTGATGCAGTAAATAAACTGGATGAGGGTATGAAAGGCACAATGGCCGACTACCAAATTGCATCGGTAGCGGAAACTGCCATTATGGATGTTTATCCATATGCCGCGGATGAGTCCATTACGGATACCATCAGTGAAAATGCCAATTCGCCTGTTGTACGAAATTTCATACAATCTCTCCCCGAAGGTTGCAGGACAACGATAACCGTTGGTGGGAAAAAAGTTGTAGTAGACAAGACCGGAAAAGACACCATTGTTACACCCGAAAAGCAAAGCGACAATGACACTTGAGGAAATGCTTCAAATGGAAAGGAAACGAAAAAAGAAGCAAAAATATGACGATGAGGAACATCGCATACAATGCTCTTGCGTAAAGTGATTCAATTTGAAGTATCCGAAATTGAAAGGCCGGTTGTTTGCAGTGCCGAACGGAGGAAGACGCGATACTGTTACAGGTGGCAAATTGAAAGCTGAGGGCGTAACAGCCGGTGTATCCGATTTGATTCTATTGAAAAGCAATCGTGATTATGGTGCGCTGCTCATTGAAATGAAAAAGAAAGGCGGCTATCAATCTCCATCACAAAAAGAATGGCAAAAGATAATATGTGAAAACGGAGAATACAAATATGTTCTGTGCTTTTCGCTGGATGATTTCATTCGTGAAGTGGATGATTATTTGAGAAATGAATTTTAAAACTATGTCTAATATGGCAAACATCAAAACAGGTCTTAATTATTATACTGTCGATACCGATAGATACCAAGACCGTCGGATAAAACGGCTGAAAAAAGATTTTAAATGCCGGGGCATTGCTGTGTACGACTATATTCTGTGTGAGATTTACCGAGTACAAGGCTGTTTCCTTGTGTGGGATGCAAATACTGCCTTTGACGTGGCTGAGTACTTCGGACTGGAAGAAAACACGGTGCAGGAAGTTGTGAAATACTGCGGTTCGGTGGGGCTTTTCGATAAAGAACTACTATCACGTGGGATTATCACATCGGCATCAATCCAGCGACGATATACGGAAATGTGTACCCGCGCCAAAAGAAAGTCTGTATCTATACCTGAATCTTATAGACTCATTCAGGAAGAAAGAGCCCCCGATCTGATTCCGACTTCCAAAGGTGCTTGCCAAAAACCAGACAATCCGCCTCCAAGTGAAATCTATTCCCTTACACTTGATGAAGAAATTGCTGAACTGGGAAAAGATGAGTGTTGGCTTGACCAACTACAAGTACTTCATCACATGGATATATCATTATTGCGCAGCAGTCTTGACGATTTCCGGGTACAATGCCTGGCAGACGGGAAAGACCGGCATTCTTCCTTGCAGGATGCAAAACAGCACTTCAACGCATGGTTGAGAATTGTAAACGACAAAAATAAAAGAAAAGATGATAAAGTTAGACCCGACAGCCGAAATCAACGCAGAGGCAATCTTCTCAAATCTGATGAAGAGAAAACATATGGTAACTCGTTTTAGATTGCCATATACAGCCAAGCAAGTTTACGCTATGCTATATGAAGCGTGCCGGGTGGAAGTTGCCCATAGGCATAGGGAATTTAATGCCACCGAACAATACAAAAAGCACCTTTGGGACATTTCCAATTGGATTACATCGGAAGCCTCCACTTTCGGATTGTTTCTATGCGGCGGTGCCGGCAATGGAAAAACTACCATTCTACGTGCGTTGCAAAACCTTATAAACTACTTGCGCTCAGATGAGGGATATAGCAGTAATGTGGATACATATCCAGTACGCGGATACATGATAGTACCGGCAAAGGAACTCGTTTTGTTGGCAAAAGCATACAACAACCCTACACGTGACAATATATCTGATGTGGCACGGTACAAAAGGTTGCGTGAAGTTGAAATACTCGCAATAGACGACCTCGGTTCAGAGCCGAAAGAAAGCATTCATTATGGCGATTACGTAACAGCAGCAATGGATATGCTGTCTTTCCGGTATGAAGAGCAATTCTGCACGCTGGTTTCATCCAATCTTACGGCAAAAGGGATTTCAGAATATTACGACGAACGAATTGCAGACCGTTTCCGTGAAATGATGCTAATCATCAATTTCGGTAATGAGCAGTCATTCAGAAAACAGTAAACTAATTAAAAACATTATGACAATGAATACAGATTATAGTTATTGTTCGGGCGTTACCTGCTCAATCCGCAAGAGTTGCAAACGCTATTTGCCCGATCCGCCCGATACACGTTTGCAATGGGTATGGCCGGCATACAATCCGGAAACAGGCAAATGCAAGTACTATGAACCAACTAAAGTAGCAAAAACAAAAAATCCGTAATCATGGAAAAGAACAAGTTTACCCATGGTAGTTTGTTCAGCGGCATCGGTGGTCCGGAAATAGCTGCCGAGATAATGGGCTGGAAAAACGTGTTCCATTGTGAAATAAACCCGTTCGGGAGAAAAATACTTGATTATTGGTTTCCAAACAGCAAAAGTTATGAAGACATCACGAAAACAGATTTTACAGAGTGGCGTGGAAAAATCAATGTCCTCACCGGAGGTTTCCCATGCCAGCCTTTTTCTTGCGCCGGACAGCGAAAGGGAGCGGAAGATGACCGCTACCTCTGGCCGGAAATGCTACGAGCGATACGGGAGATTCAGCCCGATTGGGTTGTTGGTGAAAACGTTGCTGGAATCCTTTCGATGGTACAACCCGGCAGTGAAACTGCGTTGGGACGTGAAGAATCTCTGTTCGGAGAGGTTGACCGAAAAAGAATATTGCATCGGCAGGAATACGTCGTCGAAACAGTGTGTAACGACCTTGAACGTGAAGGATATTCCGTCCAACCGGTTGTTATTCCGGCTTGTGCCGTCGGAGCGCCGCACAGAAGGGACCGTGTCTTCTTTATTGCCCACCGTGCAGACGCAGGGGTTGAAGGTATGCAACGAAAATGGGAAGACAACATTCTATCCGGTAGAACTGCTCCCGACACCGACAGCCATAGATGGAGGAACGGGAAGAATCAACAAGTCACTATCGCCGAACGCAAAGGAACGGCCGACATTGGCACTTTCCGCGAAGATGGGACTTCTTCCTACTCCCAATGCTCGGGAAGCGGACAAATACAGCAAGAAATACAATCCGAACAGTCAAATGGGCACAGCTTTGACAGCAATGGCGGTGAATGGGATGCTCCCTACTCCAGCAGCGAGGGACTATCAACCCTCCGTTTCCCCACAAGCATTGAAAAGAAAAAATGGGAAAATGAGGACGGATGCTCTGTGCAACCTGCCGGTAATGTTAGGAGAGCATCATTCGCAGAACGGTGGAAAAACTTCCCTACTCAATCCCCTGTTTGTAGCCGAGATGATGGGATTTCCACCAGATTGGACGGTATTGCCTTTTCAAAGTGGCGGCAGGAATCGATAAAGGCATACGGCAATGCGATTGTCCCACAAGTAATGTATGAGATATTCCAAGCTATTCAAGAAACTTATAATCAATAATAACCATGGACAATTCAATTTATAAAAAATGCACAGAGTGCGGGCAAACAAAGCATATTTCAGAGTTCAGCAAATCATATCCTAACAGGTGTAAAACTTGTGTAGCAGAACACACGAGACAAATGAGAGCTGCTGAAAAACTTAAAGCTAAAGTAAAGGCTACCGGCGAGGTCATAGATGTTGAACCTTCAGGTACTATGCTGGTTTCATGCGGTTCATTCATAACAAAAGACGGTAGAAAAATACCCGGAACAGCACTTGAATTTGAAAAAGCCATAGACTGGGAACAACGTAGATATGAATTGGCAAAATCCGCTATGCAAGGGCGATTAAGTAATCAGTATGGAGATGTACTGGTTGGAGAGAGAGATTTTGAGGAGGTTGCTGTAAGTTCTGTGGAATTTGCCGATGCTCTTATTGCAGAATTGAAGAAAGGAGGTAAAGGATGAGAATGATAAAATTCAGAGGGAAACGCTCAAAAAACGATGAATGGGTGTATGGAGGATTAGTTTACCGATTGCCAAAACACCCCGAAATCATCACCAATGAATATATAACGCATCAGAACGGAGAATGTGAAGATAATTTTGCATTCTATCAAGATAGAAAGGAACCAATATGAAAAGTCAATTTATTCAAGACGTAGAGGCATTTGCTAAAGAAATGGCAGTACGCCTACCTAAGACTCACGAAGGTGGAATTATAATAATGGCTACCGATAACAATAACATAGCGAAGTGTATTATAGCCAAACCCTCGCATCGAAAAAAATTAGTTGAGCACATGCTAACTGATGAAAAAATACAAAGCGATGTTTTGGAAATTATATCAGAATACGATAGTGAATAACCCTCAAAACGGAACAGAAAGGAATAAAATGGAAAATGAAGAATATTTCTGTATTGATTGCGCAAAACAACTAGAATGTTGGGGATCTGACATTAAATTAGATGACCCTGATTTATGTATCCCTATAAACTGCATAGATTATCAAGATATGGATGAGCTTTTTAATTCATAACCGGAACAGTAATGAGCAAATCCATAAAAAAGAAAAGACCCTCTGGAGGGTCAAAAAGAATAATTCTTTTGTTTGAGATGGCTGTCTCCCATCTCTTACCATTGCGCCTTGATGACGACGAGTTCTATAGTTACTCCACCATTTCTTTACATGGTTCCAGATTTCACTATACAAAGTTCCAAGCATTGGCTTTAGAACATACTCGATTACGAATGGAAGAATGTAAATCAACCATTCAGGGCTTATATCTAATATCATAATTGTAAGTTATTTAATTAAAAATTAGCCCGTCACGCATAGGTGGCGCAAATATAGTAATAAAAATGATAATAGCATGGTTTTCTTGCGGTGTAACATCCGCAGTAGCTTGTAAGATAGCACTAAGTCTGTATGATGATGTGCAGATTTACTATATCGAAACAGGTTCCGGGCATCCTGATAACACCCGGTTCCTATCTGATTGTGAAAGATGGTATAATCGCCCGATACATACTATCAGAAGCGATAAGTATCTCAACGTAGAGGATGTGTTGGCTAAGAAAAGATTTATTAATGGTCCTACTGGCGCAGCTTGTACATTTGAACTAAAGAAATCAGTCCGTTACAAGCTGGAAAAAGAGTTGGGAAATTGGGACGGTCAAGTCTGGGGATTTGATTTTGACCCGAAAGAGATTAACCGTGCCATTCGCCTAAAGCAACAATATCCGGATACAAAGCCGTTATTCCCGCTTATTGAAAGACAGATAACCAAAAAGGATGCAATGGGTATGCTATGGAAAGCTGGCATTGAAATCCCTGCCATGTACAAGATGGGTTACAATAACAACAACTGCATCGGTTGTGTGAAAGGTGGTATGGGCTATTGGAATAAGATACGGAAAGACTTCCCGGAGGTATTCAACCGAATGGCAGTAATTGAACGAGAAGTGGGTGCAACGTGTCTGAAAGACAAATCGGGAAAAATATTTCTTGATGAGCTTTCTCCTAACCGTGGAGAAATACCAGAAGAAATCATGCCTGATTGTTCTCTTATTTGCCAAATAGAATTCCAAGGAATAATAGACAGGCAGGTAGAGCGAGTTTTGAAAGGAGAAATTCACATTAATGACGTAACATGAAGAAAAGAATAGAAAAAAAGATGCAGAAACACCCGCACAGATACAAATTGCATCAGTATTTGAAGTGTGCCCGCCAATGGCGTTTTGCTCTGGCATATAAGGGTAAACTATACACGTTGTTAGACGATGGTAGAATTGTAAAGGAGAACAGTTGGTTATGAAGCGTTTAATTGATGCCATTATAAAGAAATGGTTCTGTTGCCACGAGTGGGAATACTTATTTGAGAGGAGAGTTGAAGTTGTTGATGATTGGGGCGATAGAAGTTGGTACACCGTCCGTCACTATTTCTGCAAGAAGTGTGGTAAATATAAGAAAATTAAAAGTCATTGATTATGAAACAGACAGTAGAAGAAGCAGCCCAAAGCATGGCTTACAATAAGATGCCAGATTGGGGAGGATTGCCAGCATTGGCGAAAAAATATTTTATAAAAGGTGCAGACTGGCAGGCAAGGCAATCTCCGTGGATAAGCGTTGAGGAACGGTTGCCGGAAAAACCAAAATACGATTGGGTACTTGTCATTATACGTGATAAAAGAGGTGGCTTTATAGGTATTCCGCAAATTGGAGAATTAAGAAGTGACGGCTTTTGGCATACCGAAACGAGCGACACTTTCAATACACCAAATTTCAGGAGGATATACAACACTACAGATGTTCTTGGGGAGTTCCTCAAACAAGAAGTTGTAGCTTGGTGCCCCATCCCCTCTTTCGATGATATACTCGAAGCCAACAAGGATGTACTGGAACGGATTAAAGAGAAAGGAGATTGAATTATGTTTAGGACAAAAAAAGATGAAAAATTAAGATTGGACTTAGTGAAACAAGCTGGGTTCACATTAGACGAAGTACCATTGGTTTATGCTTTCATAAAGGGGGCTGATGAAGCACTGTCGGAGTTGCAAGAGTTCCGACAGTGGAAAATGTACAAAGAAAAGCAAAAGGTTGGATACAATCTTTAGGCTTTCTCTACAAGCAATGAGATAACAAATACTGGATAAGGCTGTCCGTCTTTTCCGATTTGATGGTTGAATGTAGTAGAAACAATCTGTTTCACAGTCCACCCATTTTCGTTTAATTGCTTGGTTACATCATCTAAATTCATTCCATAGGAATCAATGACGTTGAAACGTCGAGAGAAAGTTAGAACTCTTTGTTGCATAATCATAAATGTTTAAAATTAGACAAAAACAAAAGTAGAAATTAAAAGGGGTATATCCAATATTCATAATGATTAAGTTTAAAATTAGACACTTTACTCCTTTTCATAGGATATACCCCTTGTTTAAATTTGGTTAGGTATGGAAATAAAGAACGGAATAATAATAGACGGAGTGCTGCATGAAGCGGTGCAAGATAATATTCATTGCGCCTCATGCTCTCTGTACGAGAAATGCGCAGAGGTGGACTACACAGTATGTATAACCGATTTGTTTAGCTGTGGCGGTTTTATCAATCGTGGCAAAGTGACAGATATTAAGATAGATAAGGAGGAGTGAACTATGACCGAAGAACTCGTAACATTAGAGACTGCGAAGCTGCTGAAAGAGAAAGGTTTCGTTTGGAAGTGTGAACACCTAATAGACCGCAATAAGGTTATTACAAAATATGACCTTCCGCAAAGTATGTCGTGTTGTACGGAAATAGATGACGAACCAGTTGAATTTTTGTGTCCAACATTGTATATCGCCCAAAAGTGGCTGCGTGAAAACAAAAAACTTCATATCGAAATATCCTATATGTATGGAGACTATTGGATATATGATATACTGACAATTCCGGAACATGATTTAGTAGGATTGTCGGATAGACCTATTATCCATTATAAATCCTACGAGGAAGCACTTGAAGCCGGAATACAAGAAACTTTAAAACTTATATGAGAATGGACCCTGTTGTAAATGATGCTTATAGACTTAGAAAACTTTTAGAAAAAGCAACGGGACTAAAAGTATATAAGTCGGAGCTAATAGCCAACTATTTTAATGGCTATCTAAGTATAGTACAAGAGTATAAAAACGAAACTAATCCGCATATTACAGTAGCCCAAGGTAGTTGGTCGATAGAAAATGGCGGAGAGTATAAAATTTCATTCTATACACCTACAATCGTTATTAAAGGCAAGAGGATGCTTAATACTCGTTTTGTAAAAGATGTAGCCTATAAGATAGTGGAAGCATTAAATGATGAATTTGGGGAAGATAATTGGAATACGTGCAATGAGGAGCAAAAGTGTTGGCTTCCCATGTCTCGAAACTCTTTCTATTTACAAATCCCAAATTTTGAGAAATATTAAAACTTATATGATTATGAAAGCAAACCTAATATTTTTTCTTGCGATATTCATCATATCAGCATTATTCATCGGGCATTTCCGACTGACATTCTCACCGTTCAGTGTATCCTTTCTCTATTGGCATAGGACTGTAGGAGTTATTCTTATCGTTGCAGGATGCTTGGTTTACAACATAGGTGAGCATATATCAGGCTACAAGAAAGGACTGAATGAAGGCATGGAGATTGTTTTGAAAGAGTTAAAAAAAAGATACAATGAAGAAGATAATGTTCAATGATAAATACAGTCTAACCCAGGCTGTATTGGATGGTCGGAAGACGCAGACAAGAAGAATCATTAAGTGTCCGAAAGCATATCAAGAAAATCCTGCTGGATGTTTTAGGATTACTGAATCAGATGATGTTAGCCCCCTTTTTGAGATTCTTGTATATGATAAGGACTGTAATGACTTTGTTCCAATGTTTATTCAGCCGAAGTACAAGGTTAGTGGAGTTTTTGCCATTGCACAATGTTATGAAAGTTTAGGGATGAATCCCGAAATTGCACTTAATGATAGGGACGGAATAGGATTTTATACTAAAACTAAATTCGCACCCGGTTGGAAAAATAAAATGTTTGTCCGCGCTGACCTCATGCCCTATCACATCCGTATTACCAACATCAAAATCGAAAGATTGCAAGACATCTCCGATAAAGATTGCTTGAAAGAAGGAATTTACAAAGGACAATGCGGAAGTGCAGATACACATTTTATGGATGCTTATTATTATAAAGGGGACATTCAGCCTTATTGCACCCCTCGTGAAGCCTTTGCCGCCCTCATAGATAAAGTCTCCGGCAAAGGGACGTGGGAGTCTAACCCTTATGTTTTCGTTTACGAATTTGAATTAATAAAATAATCATGAGCATTGCAGAAGATATTATAGACGGTTGGTGTTGCCAACTTTGTGGCGTGTACTTTGAAGAAGAACACGGTTACCCTGTTGTTTGCGAAAGCTGCTACAACGAACTATCAGAAGAAGAAAAGAAAGATTATCAATTAGCAACCCATAAAGAATTTTAATGTATTTATCATATGGATGCAAAAACATTCTTTACCAAGGTAGTTCTGATGCGCAAAGCACAGAAAGACTATTTCAAGTGTCGCACCCAACAAAACTTGCGGAAATGCAAGGCACTTGAAACGGAAATTGACGGAGAAATTAAACGTGTAAATAGTATTACCGGAGTTTCCTCCGCTTCCAAAGAACCCCGACAGACAAATTTATTCACTGATTAAATCATACAATATGAACTCAACTGTATTAAAAGAAATCATGGCATTCCTTTTCGGGCGCAAATATTATGCCAACATTGTAGCAACAAAAGGAACGACAAAGCAAGAAATCTGTTCTTACATTTTTGCAACAAAAGAAGCCGCCAATCGGCATCGACTGGAAATCGAAACAACTCTGTCATTCCGGTTCGTCGAAACAGTTTCTTTCCGTTCACGCCGGATATATTTCGATTCGTCCGTAAAAAGTTAAACCATAACAACCAGTGAATCATTCTATTTTCGTATTATGATTATCAAAAAACTAAAAACATGGTGGCAGTCACGTAACTACTATGTGATTGCCGATGGTAACGACAATTCAATCACGCTATCCAAACGCTTGTTTCTCCATATCAAAGGTAAGGCGAAAAAGGGCGATGCAGCCCAAGTGTTTGTTTTCAGAATTGCCGGACAAGATTCTTTCGGCTTCACCATCAATCCAAATATCGGACAACCGACTCAACTATGCGATATTCAATATAATGACAAGTATAAGTGCATAGGCTTTGAAAGTCTGTGCCCGTCGGTCGGTCTTATGCTTTATGAGCATGGGTTACCCGGTGATAGTATAGTCAAACTGTCCGTGTCCATACATCGTACAAGTAAAGGTCTCATCTATTATCAAATTGAAAAGCCCAATGGAAAGTATATTAGGAAATACAAGAAAGGCTGACATAGTATTCTATTCTTCGGGAAGAATAGACATTACATCTCATATAGCCAAGCAACTCCATCTCTCGCGAGGTGATGTCTTGGATATTATGAGTGAGAATGGAGAATTATATCTTTATGTCAGATACCGCTCTCCTACTGGCGGCCGACACGAAGCATGTGTGTTTCCCTCCAACAGGCAAGGGAAACATTTCAGAGCCTCATCTAAGAGACTGTGCTCCGCCATACTTGATGTGTCGGGCGTAACAGACAAGGCAAGATTATGCGTTGGAGAGCCTAAGGAAAGCCAATATCATGGCACATTGCTGCCAATCATCACCAAACTCCTTTTGTAAGTAAGATATGATTAAAGAAATAAAATACAACGGGTATTCTGCCAATCCATCGGACTATGAGTGTGCCGATGGGGATTTGGCAACATCAATAGGTGTTATTCCTGAAAACGGTGCACTTAAACCCATATTGCCGCCATCCGAAGTATTGCAGCTTGAAAATGGGGTTTCGGTAATATATATCCACGAAACGGCATCTTACAGACACTACATTGTACAGAGTGGAAACGATATTCATTGGATAGAACGAAACGGTGATTCCCTTACATCAAACAATAAAATTGGCTATTGTTATGACATCAAGAGTATTAATGCAGTTGGTAATACCCTACTCGTTTTTTCAGCAGATGCTATTAACTATTATCTATGGAAATCCAACAATTACATTTCGTTAGGAGACCATATCCCCAATATTGAAATTTCATTTGGGCTTCGAGGAAAACCACGTTTGTATTCAATGAATGACGATAGCAAATCTACATTCAAAATTACATTTGACGGAATTGGTGAACATAATCTATTTGAAACGTGGAGCGAAAGCAATCAAAATAAAATCACATCACAGATTATGGCGAAGGTGAACAAGTTCCTTGCAGACCAAACAGTTAAGAAAGGCAGGTTTGCCCTTCCATTTTTTGTACGTTATGCTTTACGCTTATATGATGGCTCATTGGTTGGACATTCGGCCCCTATATTAATGAATCCTTCCACTAAAACGGCTCCAATTGTCTATTGGGAACGTGCAAGTGGTAAGGGAAGTTATACTGAAGCAATATGCGATATAATGCTCGTGGCTGCAAGTCTTGATTACAAGCTTCTTATTGACGGTAATTATGATTATAATAACTTAAAGCAAAATTGGGGTGATATAGTCAAATCTGTGGACGTGTTTATTTCAAAACCAATATATACTTATGACCAAAATGGATTGTGCAAATCGTTTGCTGATACAGACAATTTTGATACAAAGTTTATTGGCACGCTTGATTTTTCCGGTTATGCAGCCTCACGAAAGAATGACTGCATTCTTTTACCTGTGAACCTTGATGGATCATCTATGAATACATCTTCCCCAAGCGGAAAGAATAGCGCTTTTGGGAACAAGTATGTAGAATGGCTATATTCTAAATTATACGCTTTATATTTTTCATCCAATAGAGAGTATCCATCCACAACAATTATGTTACCGGAATATTCTGCCGATAAGAATAAAGAATCTTTAAAAGATGCATCACAATTCTATTTCCTACACTCCATAGAATTGTCTGACCTTACGACATCTGAACGTAAAGACATTATTGTTAATGATGAATATCTGCAGTCACTTGTTTCCCGTGAAGTAATGACGGATGACTATCTTACCCACGATAAACTTTGCGCCGAATTTTCTCACACATACAATGCCCGTTTAAACCTTTCCGGGGTAAAACGGGAATTGTTCGGTGGATTTACGGCTGCATCAATGTTCTCTTATTTGAATAGCGATACTCCATCATGGAAGATTTCAGGAAATACAGTTGTAACTTCATTTCCTACTTTCGGATACAGTGTTCTTGAGACTACAGTATATATAAAAGAAGATGGAAATGTATATGGAGTATCTGCGGCCTCACATAATAATTACACCGGATATTTTTTATCTGAGGAAAGATATCCATCGGATGAAGATGCCAGCAATGGAACAAACGGCTTTCTCGAAAAACGCTCTTGGGGATGTTATGCGTTCTATCCCAATATAAATGCTTTCAAAATGATTATCCGGGATTGGAAAGGTGCTTATGAAATAAAATTAATGCCACACCAATTCCTTAATGGTGCATATGCCGTACTTGACTATGAATTAGAACGTGCGCCACAAACTCCAACATATCCATCAACGAGTCATCTGGCAACAATTGAAATGCCGAATAAAATATATACATCAGAGGTGAACAATCCATTCTATTTCCCTATACTTGGTATCAACTCCGTAGGTACGGGAAAAGTTCTCGGCATATCGTCGGCTGCAAAGGCTCTTTCTGAAGGTCAGTTCGGGCAATTCCCTCTTTATGCCTTTACTACAGACGGCGTATGGGCTTTGGAAGTATCATCTACCGGAACCTATTCCGCCAAACAGCCCATTACACGTGATGTTGTCATTAATCCCGACAGTATTACGCAGATTGACTCTTCCGTCCTGTTTGCCACAGACAGGGGGATTATGCACATCAGTGGTTCAGCCACGCAATGCTTATCCGACAGCCTCAATGCAGAAGATTTGTTCAGCATTGCAGACTTGCCTAAAGCCAATGCACTGATAGACATCTTCAACGGCAAAGCTGGTGAAAACGAAAAAGCAACGCTTTCCGATATCACCTTGTTACCGTTCAATGACTTCTTACGGGAGTGCCGTATGGTGTATGACTATACCAACCAGCATATCATTGTGTATAACCCGACTGTACGCTATGCTTATGTGTTTTCGTTGAAGTCAAAGCTTTGGGGTATGATGCTATCAGACATAGTGAACAATGTCAATTCGTATCCGGAAGCATTAGCAATGTCTGATGGAAATAGACTTGTGGATTTTTCCACATCATCCGCTGAAACCATAACGGCATTAGTGGTTACCCGCCCTTTCAAGATAGAGGAACCAGATGTGTTCAAGACAATAGATACCATTATTCAGCGTGGATATTTTAAACCAGGACATGTAGCACAAGTATTGTACGGTTCGAATGATTTGTTTAATTGGCATACTGTATGGAGCAGTACAGATAAATATATGCGTGGTTTCAGAGGGACACCTTACAAAGCATTTAGAATTGCACTAATTTGTACACTTGACAGGTTCGAAAGTTTATTGGGATTTAGTGCCCAATTCAATCCCCGTATGCTCAACAGACTACGATAAAATGAAATAATACTATAAGTCAGTTCTTTTTAAGGTTATCAGATTGTTTATAAGGAAAAAGAGCCGGTATGCGTGATGTACCCCGGCTTTTTTCATGAGGCAGATTAGTTACGTCAAAAAATAGAATCAACTTATTTGCGGATTTTCAGAAAAAGACCTACCTTTGTAGACATAAACGGTAAAACAGTATGATTATAACATTCGACAAGGATTATCTGCGTGAGCTTTATGAAACCGGAAAGGGTGACAAGAAGCACCGTTTCCAGCCCGAAATCATAAAACGCTATAAGAAAGGCATAGATTATCTGAAGAGTGCAAACAAGGTGGAAGATTTGTTTTTGGTCCCATCCTTGCATTACGAGGTTCTGAAAGGTGATAAGGCGGGTATCTCCTCTATAAGGGTAAACGACCAATACCGAATCGAATTTACTGTGTCCGAATCTGTTATTACCGTCTGCAATATACTCGAATTGTCAAACCATTACAAATAAATTCGCC